CAAGTTATAATACTCTTAGAATATCAAACACTTCTCAAAGTACAAATACTTCACAGTCGACTACAAGAACAACTACATTTGCTACATCAACAGCATATGTAGATAATACATCTCAGTCAACAAGTTACGAAACAGCTTATATTACAAGTAGAATAAGTACTAGATCAACAGGAACAAGTAGAAGTACAACAACTACATTTGCTACTTCACAAGGAACAATTACAAGTAGAAGCACTGCTTCAAGCAGAGATACAACAACAGTATTTAATACAGCACAAGCTACACAAACTACTAGAAGTACAGCATCAAGTAGAGATACAACAACTACATTTGCAACAACTCAAGGAACAATTACAAGTAGAAGTACTGCATCTAGTAGAACTACTACTTCAACATTCTTAACAAGTAAAGGTACTGCATCAAGTAGATCAACTGCTTCAAGTAGAGCTACAACAACTACATTTGCTACTTCACAAGGAACAATTACAAGTAGAACTACAGGTACTTCAAAAGCTACAACAACTACATTTAATACTTCTAAGTCAACAGCATCAAGCAGAAGTACAGCGTCCTCTAGAAGTACAGAAACTTCAAGAACAACAGCGTTTGACACAACTACAAGTTTTGAAACTACAAGAACAACAACATTTGGTACTGATAGAACTACAACCACAACATTTAATACACAAAGAAATACAGATACCACAATTACAACAGATCACTTAACCACTACAGTCTTTAATACATCGACAGTAGTATACGAAAGAACAACAGCCTCACAGGTGGGAACTTTATTTGATACAGAAGTTTCTAGTCTCGAAGACTACGGATTCTCATTCTGGGATGGCTCACAATGGAGCGAGAGCAATTAAGAATGAAAGAACTAGAAAAAGGCAGCGGATTTCAAAAAGAAACAAAATTAACACCAGAGTATCTAAACAGAAAAATGGAAAGCATGATGAACGCTATGTATGATTCTATAGAAGAGTCAGAAAAACGAATGAGATTAATGGAAAAACAATTATTTGAGTTAAAGCGTGATAAAGCCAAATAAAAAATTAGAAGCACTAACTATAAATGAGTCTTTAGGAGATATTCCTACTCACTTCATGAAGTCAGGTTCTGCTTATAGACCTATATCTGATTTAGAACAATTAGGAGAATTTAAAGATAGAGTTATTCCTAAAGAATTTAGAGGAAGTCCTTTTGAATATGATATTTGGTTTAATACAAATGCAATAAGAACTGTACATAAATGGTTATATACAGATTTTTTAGGTAACGGTATATACATAAGAGTACCAAGTAGGCCTATTAATAATAGATTATTTAATTACATTGCTAATTCTGACATAAAAATAGATGAAGAAAGATGTAAAAAAATAGTAAATAACTTTCATAATAAATATACTTTAGGAATAAATCCTGAGTATTATGATAAAGTAGTGTTTTTGCCCGGCACAAATATTTTACATAAGGCAAAAACATTGCACTGGGATAGACTAAAAGAATGTGTGAATGAGGGATATAAAATTAAACCTCATCCTATTACTCAAAAAGTCTGGATAGCAAAATTAAAATTAAAGTTCGGAGATGATGTAGTTCTAGATAAAAAAGTCGGAGGATTCGAACTATTAGCAAATTGTAAAGAAGTTGCTACTATGCAAAATAGTGAAATGGGACTTATGGCACTTATGCTAGATAAAAAACTGAGATTAGTATCTCACCCTGTTAAAGATAGAGAGAAAAACCTTTGGACTTATGAAAGCTTTTATGAAACAGTTGCAGGACAAGAAACAAAACAAAAACTGAAAAAATTATTTTCAGCAAAGAACTCTGGAATTATCTTCAATTTTGATGAAGATGCCGAGTTAAGATTAGAAAATTATCTCAATAATTTTTGGGAATATAAGGTAACAAACGGATGATTGAATTAGTAACAAAATATAAAAAAGACTGGAGTATGTTTACTTTAGCATCACTATTAGATAAAGACGGATTTCGTCTGCATTTGTTCGTTCATAAAGATGATTGGAACATACAAGAAATAGACTGGATTTTAGCAAATTTTCAAAATGTAAAAGTTTATGAAGCATGGTGGAGAGAAGATAATGTTTCTAGAATGACTTTTGCTTTAAAAGAACATTGGAAAGATAAAGGAGGACTTGCAAAAAGAATTATTGTATGGGACGGAAATAGAATTTTTAATCGTGATATCGATAATGGTGATATACCTCCTGCAGAATTTTTTAAAGCCTCAATTTCTTTCTTAAGCAGAGATAGAGTTTTTGATAAACATCCTAACTTAAAGGCTTTCTATAGCTTACTTGGACTACCTGTAACTACACATCAAGGCATGCCTTTTATAGATAAAAGTATGGTAGTATTAAATTATGATAGACTCTGCGAATTTGAAGATAGAGACTTATTCTTTACTAGACAAATAGATCCACCTAACCAAAATTTAAGACCTTATATTGATACTAAACTAATAGCTTGTAATGATATTGCTTTTTTCGAAGCATTAAGTTTTTACAAACACTCCTGGTCTCCTTTATACTTAAATGGTAAATTAGATGATTTAATTATATTAGATGCTATAATGCCTAGAGAAATATTAGACTATAATGTTATGTTAAGAAAAAGTTGGAGTTTAGATGTACCTCATAATTATTTAGCAATGGACTATACTAATTTACCAACAAGTATTCAAATAGGTGTTCCTTGGGATTGTTATACAACTTTTATAGATAAGATTCCGCTAAACTTTAGAAATTCTAAATTAAACGAAGTATTGCTACAAAAAGCCGCAAAGCAAAAAGCAACTGTAGGAAAACTTTTACAAACTGGGTTTAAATTAGGAAAGGTCTAATTCTTCTTGTATTAAATCAGATAAGATTATCCACTCAATTTCTTTTTTCTTATGATACTCTGATACAATTTTCTTTTCTCTGTAAGCATGAGGATTTTTGTCTAGTGTATTCATAGGTATATGCCAACTATAAGGTTTCGCTTGACCGGCAGTGATTGAAAGAGCTTTAGAAAAAAAGTCAAACCCTACCAATGTAAGAGTCGAAAAATTTATTTTTTGTAAAAAATATTCAATTGTAACAAAACCTGCCGATGGGCGTTGCCCGTCAGGTTCACCGTTTTTAGCTCCCACTAAATCAAATATATTTAACATCTCTTTATCCGAAAACATTTCAATAACTTTATAATCAGGATAATGTTGTGGTTTTTTATCAAGGTGTATACGAGAACGATTAAATAGAACAGGAATGTTCTCAGGATAAAATCGTCTTTTTTTGTATCTTAAAAATCCTGTAACCCAAATGTCCGTTCTTTTACCAATACTTTCCGAATTAGTAGAATTAGGAATACCATTTCCAAATCTTACAACTGTATCGTAAGAGTCTATAATATCCCCCATAGAATGTTGTAACATTTCAACAGAGTTTCCTACAAGTATTATTGATTTGTTTTCTGTAAGGTCGCGTAAAGTTTGTTCCATTCTTCTGAATATTCCAGGTTGTCGTTTATACCGTGCCACGGTCCACCATCTGTAAAGTGAACTGCTTTTGGATTTTTGAAGTGATAGTAATTTACCATAGCATTAAACTCTGCTGGTAAACTACCGATTGATTTTGCCCATTTCATTTCATGTAACGCACCCGCTGGGGCTTGGTTTACATAGGTAGGAGTTAGGGTTTTGCACCTTGAGTTGTCAAACCACATTAAGGATGACCAATTTTTCTTTGGATAAGAACTATTTATTTTTTCATTCATCTTACTAGAAGGTACTAGAAAGTCGGGATGTTGTACACAATATACATCATGCGTTTCATTAGCATGATATACTATTTCTTGTGGGTCACATCTCCACATAAAATCAGCATCACAGAACAGTGCGTGCCCATGATAATCAGATAAGTATGGTACTAAAAATCTCGTAAAAGCAAATTCTGTACTTTCATTTTGAAAAGGTCGATTATATACTTCTAACTTATCTTTTATTAGTGGTTTAATAGTGTGGCTTCCATTATACTTTCGTATGGAAGCCTCACATACGGCATATGCTTCAGGTTGACTAGAGTCGTACCCGATGTATATAACCATTAATCTTCTTTTAGATTATTGCCCAAATCATTTACATATGCTTGTCTTGCTGTTTGCAATGCTGCTTTCTCATTGTCGAGGTCAGCTAGTTTTGCATCACAGTAAGTTATTGCATGGTATAAAGATTTTTGGTCTTTATCAAAACTATCAGTATCGTGTTCGATACCATCTATTGTTATTGAACTCATTTAAATACATCCTGCCAATTGCCTTGTGTACTAGCCTTAGCATACTCAGTAGCACGGTTTTCAAAAAAGTTGGCATGCTCAACTGCATTTACTTGCATATCAATCCATGGAAGAGGATTTTCAGTACTATGGAATATGGCTTTCATACCTAATCCTAGTAATCTTCTATCCGCAATATATCTTATATACTCTTTCACTTCTTTTGCTGTTAAATCTTTGATATCTGCTTTTTCAAAACAAACATCAATAAAATGATCTTCTAATTCAACAACTCGTTCTGCTGCACAATATATTTCATATTTTAGCTTGTCTGTCCATATTTCTGGATTTTCTGCAATAAAGGTTCTAAAGAGTTTTGATAATCCTTCAACATGAAGTGACTCATCTCTTATTGACCATGTAACTATCTGCCCCATACCTTTCATAAGATTATGTCTTGGATAGTTAAGAAGAATAGCAAAACTACTGAATAGCTGTACTCCTTCTGTAAATCCACTATAAACTGCCATTGTTTTTGCCATTTCATGTGGACTATTCATATTAAAGTCTGTTAAGTACTCGTGTTTTTCTGACATTGCTTGAACATCAAAAAACTCTTGGTACATATCGTCAGACTTACCTAATGTTTCTAGTAATAAAGAATACGCTTCTTGGTGTACTGCTTCCATAGCAGCATAACTAACAAGCATCATTCTTA